TTGTCGCCAAATGGCCCGGTGCTATCGGCAACTCATTGCGTGTGTCAGCCTGCTACGATTCCAATTCATTCACATCTACAATCAACCTTGCTTCAATTGGTCTCGGCACAACAGTCACAATGAACGTTGGCTCCAATTCAGCCTTGTTTACTGTGACAGGAGCAAATGCCGCTGCCGCTAACACGGCAGCTACTACATTGGCTGGTGAATTTGCGGTTACAGACATCGTTGCCATGGGCAATAACGATATCGGCATTCAGTATTTGAAGGTTTCTGAAGTCAGTGCCATTACGGTTGCTGGCAACAATGCTTCATTTACTCTGAATATGCAAAACATCTTGCAGTTGCATACAGCGATTAACGTTGCTACTTCTGTAACTCGTTTCTGGGAGTTCTATTCAGACTTCGGTATTGCACCGGGTCAATCAGCATATCAAGCCTCTTCTGGAAATACCTCAGCCAATGACGAAATGCATCTCGTTGTGGTTGATGACGGTGGCAAGTTTACGGGTGTTCCGGGCACTGTTCTCGAAACATACCGTGGCTTGTCCCGCGCGACAGATGGTGTTGATGCCGATGGTCAGAACAATTATTACAAAGATGTAATCAACCGTAAATCTTTGTATGTTTGGTGGACCAACGACAACACCGAAGCTGTTTCAAATACGGCTCTCAACCTCACATCCAGCACAGTTGATGCTCCACTGACACTTACCTTGCAAGGTGGCGCTGATGGTGCATCTGAGGCCAATGTGGCTGTTTCGGTCATCGCCAGCGGCTATGACATGTTTGCCAATAAGGAAGATGTTCAAGTCGATCTTATCATGGCTGGTAAAGGCATCGGTGGAATCGACGGTTCGCAGACTCCAAATTACATTCTCGATAATATCGCGGGTGTTCGCAAGGACTGTGTGGCCTTCATTTCACCTTCCTATGCGGACGTGGTGAACAATCCTCGGCAAGAGCGCGATGATATCATCGCTTTCAGAAACAACAGCCGTTCAACGTCCTATGGTGTTCTCGATTCCGGTTATAAGAACATGTATGACCGTTACAACGACACCTACCGTTGGGTTCCGTTGAATGGTGACATTGCCGGTCTCTGCGCTCAGACAGACAGAACAAACGATCCTTGGTGGTCTCCAGCCGGTTTCAACCGTGGTTTCATCAAGAATATTGTAAAGCTGGCTTATAGCCCACAGCAAGCCGACCGCGACCAGTTGTATCCGAACAACATCAACCCGGTTGTGACTTTCAGAGGACAGGGAACGGTTCTGTATGGCGATAAGACCATGCTGACCAAGCCTTCTGCCTTTGATCGCATCAATGTCCGCAGACTGTTCATTACACTTGAACGTGCTATCGGACAAATGGCGCAATACAGCCTGTTTGAGTTCAATGATATCTTCACCCAGAATGCCTTCAAGAATTCGGTTAACCCGTATCTGAGAGACGTGAAAGGACGAAGAGGTATCACTGATTATCTTGTTGTCTGTGACTCCACAAACAACACGGCTCAAGTGGTCAATAGCAATCAGTTTGTTGGCTGGATTTTCATTCGCCCGAATTACAGCATTAACTTCATCAAGCTGTCATTCATTGCAACCCCGAATGGTGTTGACTTCCTGACTCAAGTCGGCAGCTTCTAATGTGACCTTCGTGCTACATAATCTCAAAATTGTGTAGCACGAAGCCTTCTAAATACCGAAGGCAAGCCGATGCAAAAATTCAAGAAACACATCAAGAATTCAGATAAATTTCGTTGGGGTCAGAATGACGTCGAGCATCATTCTGACTCTTTGCACGAATTCAAATTGGCAAAAGATGCTCCCGGCAATTTAGCAAATCCGAAGAAAGATCATGTTAGTTTTGACAATGATACAGATACCGAACCACAAGAAGGTTCTGCTGCACACAAAGACTTTCATGAACATGCCGACAGTCTTTCTTATAATGAAAAGGATGCAGTAAGCCAATATAAATCCGGTTCAAGCAGCTTCAATGGTCCTTTGAGAAATGCCGTCAAAGAACATAAGCAATTGAAAAAGGCCAAATACAAAGACGATAAATTCACCGCCAAGAAAATGGTTGGTGATCCTCCGAAGGAATCCAAATTTTATCATAAGAGTGTAGTGCCTCACTATGGAACATATGCCGAAGAATACATTCCACATCTCGATAAAGTAACTAGCCATAAAACTGTTGAAGATCATACTACTTTTAGAGGCGGTATTCCGGGCGACGAACATCGTTTTCCAGTAGGTCACGAATTCACCGATCATGGTTATACGGGTACAAGTTTCAGACACCATGTTGCTAATGAATTTGGCAAATCATCAACCAAGTATGTGAAAGGTAAAATATCAAAACCTATCATTCATGTAGTCCATGTTCCTAAAGGAAGCATGGCACATTATCTTGATGTTAAAGGTCCCGATTCAGAACATTCATATCATAGAGAAAAAGAACTTCTGCTTCATCGCGGCACTCGTTTCAAAGTTACACATCACACCGAGACGGACAGACATCATTACATTCATATTCGTGTAAAGAAGCAAGGCATTCGTCCAAAATTCGATGAAGGTCCAAGACGTCAAGACGGTCGCGATCCAAAACAAGGGAAACTCGACTTTGGCAAAAGTTAAAAATTTCCGCAAGTTTCTCGATCTGCTCTTGCAGAAACCCAAGGATCGCTCCGGACATTTTACTTGGAAAGCAAATGATGTCGAACATCATGGCAAAGCAAAAGATCGATCCGGACATTTTCTTTGGCGAAAAGGTGATGTAGAGCATCACAAAAAAACCAACGAAAGTTTGTTGGAATATACTCATGACAAGCCATTGGATAAAAGATTTAATCATCCTGCCAATAAAGATACTTCAACCTTACACGATGATCTGTACAATTCGTTTTCTAAGCATCATGATAAAATGCATGAAGCTGGACATTTTGGTGCCATTCAACGATATAAACAAGATTCATCTGGGCATTACAATGACGAATTGAGAAAATCAAAAGGATTGCAAAGCAACCATTCCGCTGGATTCAAAGAAAGAGTTGCATCTTTGGATAAGGTGACAAGTCATAGGATTCCAATGCCGATGACAACATATCGTGGTGGTATTCCCGGCGATGCAGACAAATTTCCAGTGGGTCATGAATTTACTGATCATGGATATTCTGGCACATCTTTGAATGCATCAACATCAGGTTCCTTTTCCAAAGCAAAAAACGATATTCGTATCATTCACGTTATTTCTATGCCGAAAGGGACCAAGGCCCATTATTTGGATGTTAATCGCGACACTGATCATTCTCATGAAAGTGAAGTCCTTCTACATCGCGGAACAAAATTCAAAGTAACTCATCATTCGGTTGGTAAGAATCATTATTCTACTGAAAAAATTCATTACATCCATTCCAAAGTAATTTCGCAGCGCGGTTCTCCGGACGAAGCCAAACCAAAAATCAAAATCAATAATATGCCATCTGATGAGCATCTTGGCCGTTTGAAGCTAAAAGATCGGTTGGAAAAGCACAAATTTTTGAAAAAACACCAGCCAATGGGTTATGAAAAATTCTACAAAACCAAAGATCAATCATAAATAGATAAAAGCCCAAGGAGAAATTTCGGAAATGCCTTTCAATGTAAGCACTTTCAAGTCAAAGGGAATGCAGTTCCAAGGTGCCAGACCTACTCAATTTGAGGTCTACATCTATCCTCCATTCACGACTGCCGCTGCCAACCGAGTCCAATTTACTTGCCGTGCAGCTTCGATTCCGCCTGCTCCACTCGATTCAATTCCGGTGCCTTACTTCGGTCGCCATATCAAAGTGGCCGGTGACCGTGATTTTCCAGACTGGAATGTCACAATCATGAACGATGACGATTATGCCGTTCGCGTCATGCTGGAAAGCTGGAGCAACCGTATCAATTACTTCGTTTCGAACACAATGGATGAAAGCCTGTATCCTGCCGGATATAAAGGAACCGCTCAAGTTATCCAGTATAATAAGATTGGTAATCCAATTCGGGCCTACAATTTTATCGGAATTTTCCCAACCAATGTCGATGCCATTCCGCTCGATTGGGACCAGACCAACACCATTGAACAGTTTGATGTAACATTCGCTTATGACTGGTATGAGCCAGATCAAAGCATTCTTACAACGGCTGATGACTTTACAGGTCTGTCACCAAGCGATGGTGTTGGCACATAAGCCAAACACCCCATATTGCAGAAGAAAGGGGGCTTCGGCCCCTTTTTTATTGTCATAAATACCTGAAAAGGAACATGAATGGCTAATCCGTTATCGAATCTTTGGGGTATCGTCTTCCCCAAATCAAGAGAAGAGGAAGCGGCTGAGAATACGCCTTCCTTCATTCCACCGATCAAAACGGACGGTGCCTTGGTTGTCCAAGCCACACCATCAACTGGCGACGTCTCTGGTTCCTTTGTCAATGCGTATCTTGATTCAGACGGCACCATTCAAAATGAAGCCGATCTCATTACTCGTTACGAGCAAATGGCGCTCAATGCCGATGTGGACCAAGCAATCAAACACATTGTCAATGAAATGGTTGTCAACGAAGACGAGCAAAATGCCGTTGTCGTCAATTTCATGGATGACACCATTCCAAAACGTATTCAAAATATCATTGAAGAAGAATTCAATTACATCCTCAACCTGCTCGAATTCAATACTCATGGATACGAAATTTGCAGGAAGTGGTATATTGATGGTCGTATTCGTTACAATGCCGTAGTTGACCGTAACAACCTTTCACAAGGTATTCTTGAACTTCGATTGATCGAACCCAGAAAAATTCGAAAGGTTCGAGAAATGGAGAAGGTTGCCGATCCAAAAAACAAGAATGTAACCTTGCTTCGTGTCAAAGATGAATACTACATCTACAATGATCGGGGCTTCACGTCCACAGCCTTGAAAGGCGATTTGACAAATCCGGGGGCCGGAACCGAACTTCGTGGTCTCAAAATCAGTAAGGATTCCGTGGTTGAATCAACTTCCGGCCTTCTGGATGAGAATGGTAAGATGGTTCTATCTTATCTGCATTTCGCAATCAAACCTCTCAATGACCTTCGTTATATGGAAAATGCAGCGGTCATTTATCGATTGGTTCGCGCCCCAGAACGTAGAGTTTTCTACATTGATGTTGGCGATCTTCCTTCTGCTAAAGCCGAACAAAAGCTGATGCAAATGCAACAGCAACTCAAGAACAAGGTTCAATACGATCCATCAACCGGCGCTATCACTGATGCCAGAGTGTTTTCAACCTTTACACAAGATTTCTGGTTTGCTCGCCGCAATGGCAGCAAGGGAACCGAAGTCGATACTCTTCAAGGTGGTCAGCAAATTGGTGAAATGGGCGATGTCGATTACTTCCAAAAGAAACTGTACACGTCCTTGAATGTCCCTTTGGGCCGTCTTTCTCCGGAAGCCATGAATTCGTTTGGTATTGCCACTGAAATTTCCAGAGAAGAAGTCAATTTCTCCCGATTTATTGATCGCATTAGGTCTCGTTTCTCTCAGCTTTTCTATCATATTCTGGAAAAGCAACTGATCTATAAAGGCGTCATGACTGCCGATGATTGGCGAGAAATCAAACACAAAATCAAATTCAAATTCGCCAGAGATACTTTCTATGCTGAATTGAAGAATCAAGAAATTACCAAAGCCAGAATGGATACTACCAACATGATCATGCCATTCGTTGGCCGGTTCTATTCTAATGAATGGGTCAGAACAAATATCCTCAATCAGACCAAAGAAGATATTGAAGAGCAAGATGCCTTGATCGCTCAAGAGGCAGAGAACCCACAATATCAGCAATTGATCGATGCCGGTGGTGGCATGGGGATGGGAAATGCTGATGGTGGGTCAGCTATTTCGGCTCCTATCGGTTCTCCAAGCGGAGCAGAACCAACAAGACCATCAGGCGCTAAATAACCCATGGGAAAAATTAACGAAATTTCCAAAGAAAAACTGTCTCAGTATGTCAAAAAGGCCGTGACCGATCATGGCATGTCGAATTTCTCTAAGAGACAGACAGTATATGCGGACGAAAAGAAATATTTCTCTAAACGAGAACAGAAGCGTAAAAAAGGCATTGCCAAAGCAATCGATAAATTAGATCGAATGGAAGAAGAGGACGAAATGGAACTTGATGAAGGCGTAACAAAGAAACATTTCAAAATGGCTGCTGATGCAATCAAGGCTATTTCTGATCCAGAGAAGCGTAAGGAACATGCCAACATGCATGCCGATCTTTATGCCAAGCAAAATCCTCGTTTCGATAGAGCCAAGTTCCTGAAGGCTGCTGGTGTCAACGAGGATACTGAAGAAACTGATCTTGAACCAGAAGACGAAATTGAAGATGAGCAACCCACACCGGCAGAAGCCATTGTCGCTGCTTCTGCTTTTGATGAACCGGTTGAAGTTCAAAAACAATTCAATTCAGCCATGACACAAAAGATTACTGATCGTATTGGCGAATTGAAAGACGAAATTCGCGACCGAATTTTCTCCTTCCACAAGGAAGAAGTCGATGAGGATGATTTAGGTGAAGAGCATCTTGGTTTCAAGAAACTCGAAAACAAGCTGGCTCACAAGAAAGGCATCTATGATCCTGCTGGTTTAGCAGCCAAGATTGGCCGCGAGAAATACGGAAAGAAGAAATTTCAGGCCAAGGCTGAGGCTGGCAAGGAAGATTAATGCAGACCTTCAAGGAATTTCTTGTTGAAGGAAAACGTTGGAATAACATCAAGAAAGACTTGAAGAGATTTACCCATAGCAAATTGATTCAGAATTTTGGTGTACTTGGACATTTGACTAGTAAGGCTATCGACACTGCTCCAATAGTCAGACGGCCAACAACAAAAAGAAGAAGAAAGAATACACATGGCAAAGCTGTTAAAAAACATCCTTGAGACATACCCTCCTCGCTCTCGCGATGAGAAGTTGTTTGTCGATCAACACAAGGTTGATAAGATCAAAAACAAGGGTGTTGGCACAGAAGATGACAAGCTGTTCAATGCATCGAACATCAAACAAGTTTCTCGTAGAGCCGACCGTCATGGTTATGAGCCGGGAGAAGACTTGGACAAGTATGATGCTGGTCGCGCCACTGCACCGGGCACTATGAAGGCTCAGCGCGGCGTCAATAACATTCCTCCAACCACGACATATGAAGATACTGTCGATGAAGGCATAGATTCTTTCAAGGCTAGAGAAATCTTGAATAGTGCTGGGGCACCCATCGGCGGCAATTATCACAAACTAGATTCTGAAACCGTTGATAAACTGGTTTCTTATGCCAAGAAACACAAATACCATGCACCTAAGAATGCTAATGGTTCCAGAGGAAGATATTTCCATGACCATCTCCAGCGCAGAGCCGCATTGAAAGAAGATACTGTCGATGAAGGACTGCGCCTTATCAAGGTACACACCCTTGGTGCCCACACAGCCAAAGTCTACAAAGACAATGAATGGGGCGAGCATCGTGTCAAATTTTACAAGAACGGCAAACATCTTGGTGAAGGTCCAGAGTACCATACCGATGATGTACAGGATGCGCATGACACCGCTAAAGCAGCATTGAAAAAATACAACGAATCTATTGATGAAGGTCATTCAATCAAGCAACTTGCACAAGCTGCGGATGCTCATCGTTTGCATCGGAATGCTTATCTTACCCAATCACAACGCAAATACCAAAAAGGTAAAGATGGTGGTGATGATGCCGCTGCTGCTGGAAAGCACGACAAAGCTGTTCAAGTTGCGGATCGACTTCGTTGGAAACTACAGGACAAAGGCAAGAGTCACACTTCTCAACTAAAGAAAGAAGATATCGAACAAGTTGATGAAGTCTCAAAAAACACGCTTGCCAAATACATCAAAAAGGCTAATAAAAATTACGGAAATATGACTGCCGGTCAAGGTTCGTTTTATAGAAATCGACCCAATGCTAGTTCAACTCCTTTCGACAAATCAGCAGAAAACCGCAAAAAAGGTATTGCCAGAGCAGTTGATAAACTCACCAAAGAAGAAATTGAGCAAGTCAATGAAGTCGGATTTGCCAACAAATTCGCGCCTTTGAAAAAGACAGAACCACGATCTGGTTATATGCGTATTAAGGGCGGTGGTGTTGGATACGATTCTTCAAATCCAGACATGAGAATCAATCGCAGAGCCGGTCTTGATAAAGACATCGATTGGGAAAACGATGGAAAGGGTGCTTTCGACAAGCAACAAAAACGAATGGAAAAATTCAAGAGCCGTGCCTTGAAAAAGGAAGACGAGGAAATTTTAGAAAATATCGAAGAGCATGTGGCTCTGTTGTCGGTAGCAGAAGAAATGTTGAATGAGGACGTAACTTCGGCCCTTTCTCCATACTATCAATCACCGGAGTATCACAAGGATCGTGCCTCTACACATTCATTGCATTGTTCGGATTGCAATAGTCTTGCACAACAACATATAAATTTGATGGATCAAGCCACAGATAGAGCCGTCAAAGCCAAACATCGTTCTATTGCCAGACAATATTCAGAATTGGCGAAGGCTCATGCCCATATGACCGATCATCATTACAATGAGTTTCGCAAGGCCAGAAACAAGACACTTCGCTCCAAATGATTCTGAAACTGACACGTCCGGACGATAAGACAAATTATATCATTACGAATCAAATTTCACGATTCACCGATAATCCGGATTCTGACGGAACACTAATTATTGTTGGGGGCGAGCATATCGTCGTCAAGGAAACCTGTGCCGACATTCTACAAATGATATTGCAAGGAACCAAATGATCATCAAACTAAAAGCCCAAGAGTCTTCTTGCAATTCGACACCACAATCCTATTCAGGACAACGATACATTCGGATGTTTAATAACACTGCTGGTGCTGTACTCATTACACAAAGAGATTCTGGAAATAACGTCCTCGGTTCAATCTCAATGGTTGCAAACACTGAGTTGGTTTTGTCGAAAAATAATACAGATACATTTGAGGCCAATGCTGCAATCAAAGCAGTTCCGGTGGGGGCAGCTTAATGAAACTGATTAGAGAAGATATCAACGACGCTCAATTTCTGGAAGAGGGAACCGGCGACCAAAAGAACCTCTTCATCAAAGGAATTTTCCTTCAAGCCGGTATCAAGAATCGTAACGGCAGAATTTATCCTCCGCCTATTCTTGAACGAGAAGTCAACAATTACACCAACAAATACATCATCACCAAGAAAGCTCTTGGCGAACTGAGTCATCCAAATACACCTTCTATCAATCTCGATAAGGCTTGTATTTTGGTCACAGAATGCACTCGCGATGGGAACAATTGGGTTGGCAAAGCTAAAGTTCTCGATACTCCACATGGCAAAACCCTTCAAGCCTTGATTAAAGGCGGTTATGTTCCGGGGGTTTCATCTCGCGGCGTCGGAACCTTAAAAGAAGATTCAAAGCTGGGTGCCAAGGTCGTTCAAGACGATTACAAACTCATGGTTATGATCGACGTGGTGCATGATCAAAGTGCCCCAGATGCAGTTGTCCAAGCGGTCATGGAAAATGTCGAATGGGTTTACAATGCAGTGACCGGAGAATGGCAACAACAGATGATTGAGGACCTTGGTAAGGACCTCAAAACAAAGTCCAGCCGGGAATTACAAGAACAAAAGATTCTGGCTTGGCATCGCTTTATGCGAATTCTGGCCGGAAAGTAATCGTGAAATCTAAATACCTAAGAATTCAAGGAGCATTCTATCAATGACTAAGAAACCTGATATCGCAAAGCTGGACTTGGAAGACGAAATCGTCGAGACAGCCGCAGCCGATACTATTGCGGCCCATAACCAGTTCTCGCGTTCTGAATTGCTCAATATGGCAGTGGCCGGTCTTGCTGCCAAGGATCATGAAGAGCTTACCAAATGGTATTACGATTCAATTGAACAGTCGAAGAAGTCTGCCGACACAATCGGCAATGATCTTGCGGCTAGAAACAAGGCTTCTGTTTCAATGAAGCCTTCCGGAACAGGTGCCAACCCGATGGGTCCTCTTCCATTTGTTCCAATTGTTCGCGAAGATGTGAAAGCCATTTTTGATGGTCAGGAACTTTCTGAGGACTTGCTGGATAAAGCCGCGACTCTTTTTGAGGCTGCGATCAATGCCCGCGTAGTGCTTGAAGCCACAAAAATTCAAGATGAATTCGAAGCCAAGCTGGATGAAGCTATCGAAGATATTCGCACTGATATCGTCGAGAAAGTTGATTCGTATCTCGATTACGCTGTGACCGAATGGATGACTGAGAATGAAGTCGCTATCGAGAATGCAGTGGAAATCGAACTGGTTCGCGAATTCCAAAATGATCTGGCCGATCTGATTCGCACTCGTTTTGTCGAGTTGCCGGATGAGCGTCTTGATGTTGTTGAAGAGTTGAACAACCGCCTTGCTCAGGTGGAAGAGGCTCTGAATGCTCAAATCAAGGAAAACATCGAACTCCAAAAAGATAACGATGCTCACAAGATGACGCAGAAAGCCGCTGAGGTTTCAGAGGGCCTGACTGTTGTCGATCAAGAGAAGTTCAAGACTTTGATTGAGACCGTTGAGTTTACTGGCGATGTCGATGACTATGCCAAGAAGATTTCGATCATCAAGGAAGCTAATTTCAAGCAGACAACTACGGTTGACGGCGAGAAGAAGAACATTCTCACTGAGGGTGAAGGCGACGAAGTCGTAATCACTGTTGATGAGAAGGGTGAAGTCATAAAGGATAAATCAACTGATCCTAATATCAAGGCAGTTGCCTCTATGATTTCTCGTATTTCAAGATAATCGAAAAATCTAAATAAAAAGAACAACAAAACCCAATAGGGAGAAATAAGAACAAAATGTTGTACGAACAACTGATTGAAAAGTGGAAAGACGTTATCGATCACGATAATCTCCCTAAGATTGGTGACCGCTATCGCCGGTCAAGCATGGCTCAAATTCTCGAAAATACAGAGAAGGCGGCTAAGGACGGTGACAACGTTCAAATGTCACAGTTCATGCTTTCTGAGGGTGACGTGCCCGTCAACGCCACTGGCACCAACCTCGCAACCTTCGACCCTGTTCTGATCTCTCTGGTTCGCCGCGCTATGCCGAACCTGATTGCTTATGACATCTGCGGTGTGCAGCCGATGACAGGTCCAACCGGCCTGATCTTCGCGATGCGTTCCCGCTATGCCAACCAGACAGGCGATGAGACGTTCTACAACGAAGT